TACCAATGTAAAGTATATTTGTACTATTTTTTTGTACTTTTGCTTGACTTATTAATAATATTATGAGATAATATAATTACAGAAAGAGAGGTTAAGATTGTTATGAGATATGTTGTATTAATGAACATGAAGTATTTGAATAGTTTTAGATGTTATGGAGATGCTGTTGATTATCGTGATAAATATCAAAAGAAGTATCCAAACCAAATAGTTGAAATAATAATGTATGATGAATTTAAAGGGAGATTAACGATATGAGAAAAATTAATATTAGATCTGGTAAATACTGGAAATATAAAATTATTGAATACGAATATAAAAAGATAGCATATGGAGAATCAGGAAAAGCTATAGAAGTATGTAAAACACTTCATAAAACAAATAGCAAGTTAGTATTTTGGTTAATAATATTATGTTTAAAAATTCAAGGAATAAAATATGATATAGTAAAGGATTGATAATATGAAACAATTAGATAAAAATATTAATAAATATTATTTTGATTTATTAACAAAAAATAAAAAAGTATTTTATAGTATAAAAGATGATAAAGTTTATTTATCAGATAGTTATATGATTAATATAATTAATAAGGATAATTTATTATTGAATTTAGAACAATTTAATTACGTTGATTTAACTAAATTTATTGAAGAATTAGATTTTTCTAAATATGATATTTATACAGATTGGTATTTAAAAGATAATTTAGCTTGTTTAATAAATGATAATATAAATGTAAAATTAGACAAAAAATATTTTAAATTATATTATGGAAATTTCTTTTATATTACAGGTGATATCAAACCAATAATTGTAAAAAGTGAAGATGAAATTATTGGAATTATTTTACCTATGAAAGTATATTAAGGAATAAAATATGATATAGTAAAGGATTGATAATATGGAAGATAATAAAGACAAAGTAATCAACGATCTACTAAAGAGAATATCTAATTTGGAATTTGATGTAGAAGATAAGCAAAGAGAAATAGAAAATTTAAAACAAATCAACGAAGAACACAAAAAGATAAATGGAGAGTTAAGAGTTGAGAATGAAAGACTAAATAAAGGCTTAACTGAATTAGATAATATGTTTTATGAAACTTTTAGAATTAGTCAAAATGGTTATTATTCAATAAGTGAATGGGAATTAAAAGATTTTACTGATAAATTACAAGAACTAAAAGGAGAAGATAAAAACACTACTTGTTAGTAAGTAGTGAGCGTAACAAGTTTTAACCTCTCGTTACGCTCAGTGCTTATTAGCACTAATAAAATAAGGGTGATGACCGACATCAGAACACCTACGGGTGAGGAGGAATTAAAATGCAAGAAAATGAAAGAGGATTAGCTGTAAGAAATGCTACAATGGTAACATCAGATCTATTTGGTGAATCTAAAGCCAAAAGAATGACATCATTAGATTTATCAGATGAAGAACAAATTGATATGTTCTTAAATGCTCAAAATGATGCTGATTTCAAACTTAATGATTGTGTAGGACAAATTATTACAGTTGTTGGTGCAACAATTGGAGAATATCCAAATGAAACAACTAATGAAGAAACTGGAGAAGTTATTATTAGAAAGAAACATAGTTTATGCTTATTTGATGAAAATGGTAAAAGTTATGTTACAGGTTCTGGAACTTGTTATTATAGTTTTGCAAGTATTGTTGCATTAAAAGGATTACCAACAAAGGAAAAACCTTTAAAATTAGAAATTATTAAAGTGCCAGCTGAAGTAAAAGGTCATGAATATTTAAAAGTTAAAATTGCTAAATAATTGAATTAATACCACCTTTTTGATAATATTATATTAGAAAGGTGGTAGAATTTATGGAAGACATATTTAAATTAGTTGTTGATAATGGTTTAGGAATTGGTTCATTTATAGCACTTTTATATTTTATATTTAATTATGTAGATAAATTAAGTAATACAATGAATAAAATATCTGATACAATGATTCAGATGCAAATAAACTTAGAAAAAGCAACTGATAGAATTGATAAAATAGAGGAAAAAATAAAAATTAAGGAGGAATAAATATGTTAACAAAAGAAGAATTAAGATTATTAAATGAAATATTATCTAAATTAGAATTAGAAGGAGATTCTTTAAAATTACAAACTAAATTATCTTTAATAATTGAACAAATAGATATTATGGAAAAATCTCAAGAAGAAGTTACAAAAGTTCAAGATAAAATTAAAGAATTAGAAGAAAAGTAAGGTGATACTATGAATATATATGATATAGATGGTAAATATGGAGAAAATGATATATTTTTAAAAGATGTACCATTATTTATAAATATAAATGAAAGTATTCCAGAAAGAAATGTATATACAATAGATACAAAAGAACAATTTAATGTAATAAGACCTCAAAAATATGGAGGATTAAGTTATAGAGTTTATAGTTTTTCAGATGATTTTTGTGAAATAGAGACATCTAGTTATGGAAGATGCTATGTAAAAATGACACAAGCAACACCACTTTCAAATTATCCATTTTTTGAAAGAGGGGATTTTTAATGAGAGCTAATCAAAGATTAATAGCATCTGATGGTTATGAAGTAATGCTATTTCCTATGGAATATATGAACATTTCACAAGGTGAATATTCATCATATTCACATGAATTAGCTATGGACTTCTTAGGATGGAATGCATCTGGAAGAGTTTATAGTTGTCCATATTATGCTCCATGTAGTTGCAAATGTGTTGCACATTGGGGAACGAGTGACAATGCAACATGGGAAAGTTTAGATAAGGTCCATTTACCAGATGGAAGTTTAACCAAAGTTACATTTTGTTTTAATCATGATCCTCTACCTCCAGCTGTTGGAACAGTTTTAACACAAGGAGATTTAATAGGTCATTCTGGAACAGCAGGATTTGCAACTGGAGACCATATGCACTTTAACACAGCTATTGGAGATTATGCTGGATATTCAATAATATCTGGAACACAATATTATCAATTAACAAATTCATCACATATTTATAATACTTGTTATGTAAATGATACAGTAATTATTGATGGATATGGTTATAATTGGGTTGAATATACAGCACCACCAACACCACCATCACCTGAAAGACGAAAATTTCCATGGGTTTTATATGCAAATAAATTAAGAAATAGAGCAAATGTTTGACATTTCTCTTTTTTCTTTTTATAATTAAAATTAAGGAGGAGATGTGGATGGCTAAATATAGTGCTGAAGAACTATCATCAAGAATTAATGAACTTGAACTTGATGATGAAGTTAAAATATCTTTAATGGAAGATATCACTGATTCAGTTTCTCCAGATGAATCTGAAGAACTTGCTGGAATAAAAGCTGAACTTGAAAAAAGTAAAGCTGATTATGAAGAATTAAAAGAAAAATATAAAGCAAGATTTTTAAAAGCTGTTGAATCTGATGAAGAAGAAAAAGAAGTTGAAGATGAAGATTTAGAAGAAAAAGAAGTTATTGATGTTAAAGAACTATAAGAGGAGGAATAAGATATGTTCGGAAGAAATGATGCAGAAATATTATCTTACATAATTAACTCACAACCTGTTCTAAGAGATAACATTGATTTACCAGTTCAAGGTGAATCTATTGCTCCAATTGGACAAGTTATTGTTAATAATGAAAGATATAAAAATGCTTTTATTAATGCTATCAATGTAATTGGTTTAACAATGATTGATAGAAACTATTGGGAAGATCCATGGGAGAATTTTACAAATAATGGATATATGAGTTTTGGTGATGCTGCTCGTGAAATGGCTGTTGATATTGCTGATGTATTTGATTATAATGAATATGCTAATGATGTTGACCATTTCTTAGAAAATGTTGTACCTAATGTATTAGAATACATTCATCCATTAAATTATCAAAAATTTTATAAAACAACTACTTCAGATACTCAAATGGCTATGGCTTTCTATAATGAAGGTGGATTAGTTACACTTATTGATGAAATTATTTCATCTTTATATGAAGGTTATAAATATGATAAATACATAGTTAATAAATATATGCTATGTAGAAGAATTTTAGATGGTACTGTAACAAGTGTTCAAATAGCTAATTATGCTAACTTAACAGCACGTGAAAGAGTTGCAGCTATGAAAAATGTTTCAAATTTAATGACATTTAGAAATCCTAATTACAATCCTGCTGGATTAAGAATTGCTACTCCATTTAATAAACAGATTCTAATTATGAATACAGATTTTGAATCTAGTTTAACAACTGAGGTGTTAAGCACAAGCTTTTTCTTAAATGAGGCCGAGTTTAAAGCTCGCGGGGCATTAATTGATGGCTATGGAAATCATGACACTGCTAGACTTTTAGAAGTTTTAGGAGATCAATATGTTCCATTTACATCAGATGAATTAGCAGCACTTGCTAATATTCCAGCAACTATTATTGATGATGAATGGTTCCAAAATAAAACTTATCGTTTAGATGGAGCAGCTGAAAATGATAGTGAAGAAGTATTCACTGAGGGAAATCGTACAGGATTCAAGAGAACAAGTTTCTACAATCCTGAAACAATGAAAAATAATCATTGGTTACATTATTGGGGAATTAAATCTACTTCACCATTTAAACAAGCAGTTGTATTTACAACAGATGCAATTGGAGTTACTTCTGTAACAGTAAGTCCTGCAACAGCAACAGTTACAGCTGGACAAAATTTACAAATGTCAGCTGCTGTTGTAACAACTGGATTTGCAAATAAAGCTGTTATTTGGAGTGTAGATGAAACTTCTGCTACAGCTGGAGTTACAATTACTCAAAGTGGAGTATTAAAAGTTCCAGCTAATGCTACTAGTGAATCTACAATTACAGTTACAGCAACTTCAGTATATGATTCTACTAAAACTAATACAGCTACAATTACAGTTGCTTAAATCCCATAAGGGAGGGAGAAATCCCTCTCTTTTTTCAATTAAGAAAGGAGGATATTATGAGAAAGAAATTAATTAATAGTCAGTTAACTAATATGAAAACTTATCTAATGTATAGAGAAGAAATGTTAACACTTGCTGAGAATGTATTTGAATTTAAAAATCTTCCAGAGTTTATTGATGTATCCTATTTAAATAAGACACTTCTTAGAAATGGTTCAATTGCTTTCTTTAAGGATGAAGTATTAGGATTAATTGCACTTCCTTATGATGTTATTGGAAACTTTGATATATATGGAAGACCTTTAAAAATAATGTGTAGAGCAGCAAATGGAACATATTACAAACAACTTAATCAAGGTGAATTTGTAATAATGTATGATAATAACGGAAGATATCCTATATTTTTAGATATATGTCAGATGGCTGAAAGAATCGCACTTTCTAAAAGAACAATTGATGTTAATATCGTTCAACAAAGAACTCCAAGAATTTGGAAAACTTCTCAAGATAAAAAGAAAACCTTACAAGATATGTTATCAAATATTGATGGTATGGAAGAAAATATTGCTACATATGAATCAATAGAGATTGATGATATGAATGTAGTTCTTGCTCCAGCTCCATATGTAGCCGATAAAATAGATTTACACTTAGATAAAGAATGGGCTGAATTCTATCGCTTAATTGGAGTTGCTAATTTAATTGAACAGAAGAAAGAGCGAATGATAAAAGATGAAATGAGTGCATCTCAAGGTGGAACAATAGCAAGTAGATTTTCTAGATTTGAACCTCGTAAAAGAGCAATTGATGAAATCAATAAAAAATTTGGAACTAATATTGAAGTTTCATATTATGATGGAGAACCTACAACTGAAGAAGTTAAAGAATTAATAGAGGAGGTTGATTTAGATGAAACAGAGAGTATATAGAGTATATCCTTTTATAATGCCTCCAGCTTATCCAGATTATGATTTACCACCAACAATCTATTCAATTTTAAAATCATTTGTTTATTATGATGATAATCAACCTAAAATAAAAGATTTAGCAAGTACTGGAAGAGAAAACATATTTGATTTTGATTATCCATTATCAAGTCATGTTACTAAAGAAGATTTTGAAACAATGATATTAAATCATTTTCTTATGAGAAGAATTGGCTATGATACAATGACAGCATTTAAAATTGCTCTTAATGTAAAATTAAATGAAATTATGCCAATGTATAATAAAATGTTTGATATGCTAGAGGGATGGAATATATTTAATGATGGAGAAAATATGACAAGAACTGTTACAGATGCTGGAACTAATTCATTAAATAATACAACAACATCACAAAACACATCTGATAGAAGATATTCAGATACTCCTCAAAATCAACTTGCAAATGTTAGAAGTGGTGAATATATAACTGATTATAATTATGATACAGATAATGGAAGTGTTTCAAGTGCATCAACTGGTAGTGATTCCAGAAATACAACAGAAACAATAAATAGAACGCCTAGTGATAAAATGAAATTATATAAAGAATTTATAGAAAATAAAAAATCCATAATGACAATGATATTTGAAGATTTGGATTCATTGTTTTATGGATTAGTATAAAGAAAGGAATGATAAAAAATGAACGAAAATAATGCAAATTTTACTCCAGCTGCACCTAACTTCAAAACTTTAGTTAGAATGAGTTTTCAAGGATTAACAAATTTTCCTTATATTGAAGAAGATTTTGATGCTTTAACTAATTATGGTCTTTTATCAAAAGTTGTTGAATATTTAAATACAGTTATTTCAAATAATAATGAACAAAATACTTTGATGACAAATTTATATAATGCTTATGTATCATTACAAGATTATGTTAATAATTATTTTGATAATCTTGATGTACAGGAAGAAATAAATAATAAACTTGATAAAATGGCAGAAGATGGTACTCTAACACAATTAATTAAAAATTATGTAGATCCTATCTATGAGGGTTTTCAAAATCAAATTAATAATGAAGTAAATGATATTAAATCACAAGTTGACGGATTAGCTAGTGGTTCTCCACTTGTAGCTTCTTCTACATCAGAAATGACAGATACTTCAAAAGTTTATGTTAATACAACTGATGGTAAATGGTATTACTATGATGGTGATTCTTGGGAAATTGGTGGAGTATATCAAGCTACTGGAATATCTGATAATAGTGTTACACCACCTAATACAACATTCTTAACAAGAAACAATAAAGGTAATTTAATATATTTTAAAGATGGAGAATATGCTGGAGTTAATATGACTTTATCTAGTGATGGTAAAATTACAGCTGTTGGAACAGCAACTGGTACAAAACAAGAAAAAACATTTATGAGTATATATTTAGCATCTGGTACATATTGGTTACATGCTACAAATAATGCAACATTAGGCAGAATATTTGATTCTACTTATACAACTAATATATTTACTTTAAATCAATATAATGCAAAAATTAATATACCTTATTCTGGCATATATCATTTTACATTTGACGCAATTACTAATATTAATTATGAAGGTTATGTTTATTTCTCAACAATACCTTATATTGATAAATGTAATACTAATCCATCATTTAATAATGAATATTTATTATTAAAAGAGGAAAATTTTGATAAAGAATATAATGATAAAATTAAATATCCTATTAAATTATATAGTAGTAAATCAATAACAGGTAATTTTGAAAATAAAGATATTACTAATAGAACTGCTTCTACTTTTATAACAGATACTAATTTAAGACTTCAAACTGATTTTATTAGAAAAATAGTATTCTATAGTTCAGGTCCAGATTCTTTAAATGTAAAATTTTATTTAGTAACTAGAAATAATGATAGTACCTATTCAACTATTTATACTGGAGATTTACAATTAATATCTAGTATAAAAAAATATACAGCTGATATTAATTTAGATATTAGTGAATATGAAGAAGTATATATAATTACTAGAAATATAGCTTATGCTTTAAGTAATGAAGAAGACCCTCATCAATTTACACAAGTAACATTTGCTAATGATGTATGGACTAAACAATCTTCTACATTCCCTAAAGGTAATATATTTGTTGAAGTATATGGCACTGATGGAGAATCATTAGAAGAAATAAAAGAAAGGTTACAAGACCAACTAAATAAGTTTTCTTATAGAGATATTAATCCTGTATATGAAAAAAATGTTTATAATGTAATAGATACTGATTTCTATTATCAGGACATACAATTTACATATAATAATAGCACTATTTCTAATCATAAATTATATTGTATAGGAAATACATATACAGAATTTAATAAATCTTATGCTATTGATTATAATGAAACTTTAATAACATTTGAATATATTGAAGATTGTAATTTAGGAATATATGATGGTGATTTATTAGGTCTAGTAGATATGACTAATGGAACAATAAATATTTGCTATCCATTTACTAAAACTGATAATACTTTACCTACTAAAGAAACTACACAAAATATACCATTTACATTTGAAGTTGGTAATAAATACACATTAAAATTAGTTAAAAATGCTATGAATTATGAATTTATATTAGTAGATATGGAAACAATGACAGAAGTTAAAACTACTAAACTACATTTAGCAAATCATGCTTTAGGTTCTTCTGGAATTAAAACTTATAGTGGTAGTTGTAATATTATAAATTATAAATATAATACATTACTTTTTCCATATGCAAAAGTAGTGTTTATTGGTGATAGTACAACAGAAGGAGTTGGAGTTGAAAATAATACTAATTCAAGATGGTGCTATCAACTTGCTACTGACTATTTTAATAATAATGCTATTATTTGTGGAGTTGGTGGATCTACAGCTACACAAGGATATGGTCATTTTGCTAATTTAATTAATGAAGGTTACAAATTTGATTATGCTATAGTTTATTTAGGTTTAAATGATATTAGAAGTGATAATTTAACTAATTATTATACAGCAATAAGCAATATTAATACATTATGTGAAAATAATAATATTAAACCTATTTATTGTACTACATGGATGTTAACAAACCACGAAACAACATCAGCTACTTTAAGAGATTATTTACTAGAACAAGGTTATGATTTAATTAGATTTGATTTAACTAATATAACTGATTTACACCCTAATGAATCAAAACAATCAACTTTAATAGATATGGCTGAAAAATGCTTAAATATAATTATTCCAAAATAAAATAAGTAAAATATCTCTTGATGGTTAAAATCATTATAAAAAGAACTCGAGTTACGAGTTCTTTTTTTTTATTTTATACTATCGTATTATTTAAACTATAATTTCCGACATTAGCATGGTCATGCCAAATAGTTGTTCCATTTCTATATATTGTATTAATAACTTCCATAGAACTTGCTGGTACACTTCTTTCAATATTTTTTGAATATCCAATACATTCAGCTTGCCCTATTTGAACATAGTTCCAATATCTTCTTCCTGTTTGATTAGGTGTTTTTAATCTATTTATTTTATATCCAAATTTAGTAAACCAATCATCAACAATCATTGCATTTTCAGCTCTAATAGACATTTTATAATATGATGGAGACATTTTATTATATGCATATGTAACATCTCCAGAGTTTACTTGTCCTCCTATTTGATTAGGCATCATACTAGCTCTATATTGCTCTTGAACAGCTGAAAACATTTGACCAAATCCAGAACCTATTCCCGCATAATCTTTTGTTATAGCTGAAGAAAGAGCTTGTAATGAACCTCCAATTGCTTGTGAAGTAAAAGGATCTATTCTATTACCAAATAAATTAATTCCATTTTGTGTCATCCAGTTTGTGTATTGGTCTCCATTCCAACTTCCTTGTGGATATTTAGCTACTGGAATTCCCCAATTATACCCAGCTTTAGCAAATGATGTTTTTTTATAATTTTCTGGATATAACCAGCAGCTGCATGATGGTGATGGAACAGCTACTAAACTAAATATAGGATTATTATTTATAAAATCTTCATATTTATATTCAGCTTGTGTTCCAGCATTATTTGTAATCATTAAAATATTATAAGGACTACAATATAATTTATTATTTTTTGGTGTATATCCATTTAAAGTAGTTGGAATTGTTAAATTAATATCAGCATTTCTTAATGTTATAACTCCAGCTGAATTAGGTAAAACTCTAAAATTAATTCCTGTTTGATTTCCTAAATTACCAGTTGACCATCCATCATTATAATCTACATTAGCAATTGAAATAGGTATCATAAAAATATTAATAATATTTTCTAATCTACCTAAATCTGCATATGCTTGTACAAACTTTGATGCTGATTCAGTAAATTTAAATAAAATATAATACATTCCAGAAAAAACTCCACCATATACTCTATTAGGTGTTGAAAAAGGTGTATTATCTGGTAACCATGAAACACCTATACAAATTAGTTCGGTTGTATAAAGATTAGTTTCAACATCACCTGTTAAGTTCACAACATAATCACCTATCTCTAATCCCTCTGGTACAGTATGTAAACCAATTGTATCATCATTAACATGTTCTCTTAATACAAAACATGGTTCTGTATACCAATAGTCGTACCAAGTTGAAAACTCATCAATTGTATAATGTATTTTACTTGTACCATCATTTGCATATTCAACATCATCAATAAAAGCAAAAAACCATTTATTTGAATAGTCTGGATTTTGAAAAGCCATATAATTGCATTTTAAAGCATCATTATATAAAAATGATGTTTTTATTACATTTTTTTCACTTCTAATAAATGAATAGTTGTTAGATGATGCAACTGCATTTTGCTGACATAATGTTACCATTTGCTGTTCTGTATAATCAATTACATCTTTATATGATTTATCTAATTTTATATTCTTACATATCATTATATTTGAATTTTGTAAACCCATTTTAATCATCTCCTTATTTCAAAATCAATTGATTGTTTAAATTCAGTTCCACATAAATCACTAGAATAGAAAATCCTATTTTCTCTAAATGTTTTAAATAAATCAACTAATGTTTTATTTTTTATTAGTGGATTATATATATCTTTTTGCCAATATGGACTTGTCTTAATTATATCACTAAAAACAATAATATTATTTTTTAATTTTCCTGAGTAAGGATAAATAAACCATATAACATCTTTTGTTTCTTTATCCATCAAATACTCACATAACCATGTAAAAGTTTTATAATGAAAAGCGAATCTGTATAACATCTTATATTCTTTATACGATTTAGGTAATTTTGGCTGAGGATCACTTTGCCACTCACCTTTGTTTAACATATTAGCATGAGTTCCAAATACAAAGGAACTAGCTCCTGTTGATTTACAATGTTCAACTGCAAGTTTTACTTCAATTAATTTTCCATCATCATCTATATCATTTGTTGGAATCCAAAGTATTTTTATTTCTCCTTGTTTTTGTTTGAATATTATTTCATTTAATCCCCAATCCTGTATATAAGGACAAACTCTTGTAATAGTGTTACCCACAAGCCACATCTTAGTTGTACCTCTTTTTCTATCAACAGTAGAATAGAAGTTAAGAAGTTTATTAGGTTCATCATGCAAGTATGTTGTACGTGACATAAATTCTTCAAATATAATATCAGATACATCTAAATAACTTCCTCCTGCATAATTTTGTTCAGTGGATAATGAAACAGCATAACCTATTTTTGCTCCTCTTGATGATTTATGTGTTTCGATGTCATATTTAGTTAAAAATATTTCTCTTCTATAAAGAGTAATCATGTTATATAGACCATCTGTTAACTTTTCAACATCAACATCACTAAAATATGATTCAATCCATGCTGAATTAATTTCCTCTTTAAATCTTCTCATTAAAATAAATCTTTTACCTTTTTCTTGACTTTCCTTAATAATTTTTCCTTTATCATAATAATAATCCACATACCTGTTAACATCTTCTAAATATGGAATTATCGCTTTTTTATGTTTTACTTGATAGCTTTTACCATTTGATCTTTCACCCCATATTAAATTGATATTAGCACCTAATTTATCTATTTCATCTATTGAGTAGTGGATGATTTTTCTTGACATTCTATTTCAGCTCCCAACTCACCAACTTCATTAATTCTAGCATTCGCTAATTTATATTCAATATAACTACGAACTTTTTTTTCTGCTATTCTTCCACATTTACCTTTCATTAAATTAGATTGATTATACCCAAAAAATCTACATGCTTGTGAAACTTTTATTTTTGTAAAATCTTGTATAAATTTTAAATCTTTTTTATCTTCCATATATCCTCCTAATAATTTTTATATTTTTCACAATAATTAAATTTAAAATTGTTATCATAACAATATTTAAATCTTGCTAATCTTACATAACTAATTATAAATGATAAAATTAATAATGTAAAACCTAGCAATATTATAAATAAATATCCAATATTTTCATTATTATCATTCATTAAAGCACTTCCTTTAATCTATACATAAATTCATCCCTTTTATCTCTAAATACATATCTTCCACAATGATTACAAACAACTTTTTTTATCTTATTTGATACAACTACACTATGACCACATTTACATTTAAAAGTATTATCTGTATATTCTTGAAACATTCTATCCATCTCTTTCTTAGAATATTTATGTTTATATCCTTCATCAACTTTATGCATTTTATCCCTCCTTAAATCTTGCTCTTTTACTTGAATCATCACTAATTAAAGTAACATAATCAAGAGCTTTTGATAATTCATAAGTATTTGGTAATATACAGCATCCTGATCTATCTGTTATTAAATACTTTAAACCTAAATAATCTGTAACTTCTATTGGTGATTGTTCTTCTGTATAAAGAACTAAATTTTTATTTGTATCTTCATATTTAAATACAAAATTATCTCTAAAATCCTCTAAGCTATTTAATGATTTAGCACCACTTTTAGGAACTCCTGCTACTGTAATATGAATTTTACCATCTATAATATATGCATACTTTTTAGCTCCTTGTGTAATAAATTCATCATAATTACACTCTTTTTCAAATAATCCCATCATATGTTTATTACCTTTTATATCAGATGGAGCATATTTATTAAAATCTAATTTCAATACCTTACAAACAAATTCTATTTTATCAGCTACTTGTTTATTATAGTTTTCAAATACACTCTTATCATATCCATCTACCAATTTGCAACTGTCTGTATCGCAATACACCACATAATCATCATTTGCTATAACTCTTCTAAGTAGATTATCTCTAGCATATGCTGTAACCCAAACTCCATATGCAAATGATAAAAATGATTTTTTCTTTTCACCTTGTAGTTTTTCTATAATCTCATCATTTGTTAATGGAACTTCTTCCCAGATTCCAGATAAATCATCATAAATAACATTATCTCTGATATTATTCGTTACACTCATTCCATATATAGAGTTATACATTCCTTTAATTCTACCATACTCCATTTCTCTTCCTTCAACACCTTTTAATTCAGTTTTTCCTACATACTTATCCAGAATAAATTCAATTAATGTCTTAGGTAAATAACTCATACTAGAATAATAACACTCTACTATTTCATACTCTAAATCATAAGTATCTAAATAAAAGTAAAAATCAATATCTGTTAAAGTCATTTCAAACTCATCTGCACTAATCAAACGACCATTGTCATATTTAGCACCTCTCAAATTTCTACATTTACTAGCACTTATAAAATTATTGTAATATTTACATTTAACATTTTTAAATTTAACAACTAATAAATAAGCAAGTCTTCTTGACATCTCTTCTCTTTTTTTAATCTTACAAGGTCTAAATTCACTATTAGGATATTTTTGTGTTACTAATACATAAGGATAACTTGATGCAATATCATAAGAATCAACATTATGTAATACTTCATCAGCATATATCCAATTAGCATGTGTATAACCTCCTAAAAAAGCCTCACATAATCTATTATATATAATAGGATTAGTATTAATTGCTTTATTTACAACCCTTCTATATTTAAAATTAGTTCTAGTTAAATCCTGTAATTCTCTTCTAACTTTTCCTGTATTAGTTGAAGGTATATGTTTTACATCTTCATATACTTCTAATTCTTTTAATATATAATGATATAAAA